GATACCTTGGTGGTTCTTATGATAAGTTCTACGGAGAGATCTCTGGAGTAACTAACGAAGATGACATTGACTGGGGTGCTAAAGCAGGTGTGAAGTTCACATTCTAAGTCCATACAGATCAAATTTATGAGGGGTGCTTGACACCCCTCTTTTTTATGCTAGGATGGACATGCCTTTATTATAGATAAAATTAAAAGAACAATTTTCACCACATGTTATCAAACATAACTGTATATTCTAAGAACGACTGTCCTTATTGTCAGAAAGTATGTGAATTATTCGATGCATTGGAAGCAAACTATGTCGTTTATAAACTCAACGAACATTTTAGTAAGAAAGCATTCTATAATGAGTTCGGTGAGGGTTCCACATTCCCCCAAGTAACAATAGGAGCACGTAGAATTGGTGGGTCAAAAGAAACAGTTACTTATTTAAAAGAGAATGGATTGGTATGAAGATGAGTTTTACCCATTGGTAGAACAAGCAATAGAAGAATCATTTAATGGTAGATACTTATTTAATTGCTACCTTTATCTTAAACACAACAAAGCAACCAAACCTCAAGTCAGAAAATTTTGTGAAAGTTCAACTGCTGCAGAGATATCTGCAACAACTCTTGAATTGGAACAGTATATTAAGGGAGGGGATCAAACCCTACGTGAAGCTTACGGTCACATACCCAAACCAACAGCACGTAAGATTAAAACCTATCTTTATAGAATACTAGAGGATGCATGGAAGTATGAACTCGAAAGAAAACCAGGAAGGAAAGCAAAACCCAAAACCAAAAGAAGAAAAGTCGCCACTAAATAAAGGTGATGAGTTCATGCTACGTAGGAGGTTAGGCAAAGAACCCGAACCAGATAACACAACAATAGTTTTAAATGGAGGTAAAGCCATGGACATGGCAGTTGTACTTACCCTGTCTACATTGATTACTATCGGTGGGACAGTTATTGGATTTATTCTTGGGTGGTTTGCAAACAGTTACTACTTGAATTACGTAGAAGCGATTTCAGATAGTAAAGAAACTGAAGAGAGTATTAAACTCACACAACATCCAGAGATGATGGATGAGAATGGTAACCCTATTCCATTCCAAATTGCTAAACTTATCAGCGTCGAATTTGATGAAAGGGATGCGTTCACACGTGACCCCTTTACAGATCCAGATGATTGATATATAATATTACTATTGACATAGAATTATGAAACTTTTGATTTCGGAAGTTATTAAAAAGGCATCTAATGCCAAAACTAAAGCAGAGAAAATCAAGATCCTACAGGAGAACAATAGTCAAGCACTACGTTCAGTTCTGAAATGGAATTTTGAACCAAAGATTATCTCTGACATACCAGAAGGTGAAGTTCCTTTTAAAAGAAACGATGCACCTATAGGTACTGAGCATACTATGCTCGAAAGAGAAGCAAAGAATCTATGGAGATTCATTAAAGGTGCTAACTCTCTTGCTAGGTTCAAGCGTGAACAACTATTCATCCAAATGCTAGAAGGTCTTCATGAAAGTGAAGCAGACATAATCTGTTTGGTAAAAGATAAGCAATTGCATAAGAAGTATAGAATTACTAAGGCAGTTGTAACCTCAGCTTTTCCTAACATTCAGTGGTCAGAATGACAACAGAATCTAAACCAAAGATGGAAAAGAAAAGAGTTTCTTTTACAGAACAAGAGATCTCAGAATATCAAATCAAAGTTTTTAAACATGATATTCTAGAGAAAGATATTGACAAGACAAAGTACCCACAGGGAACTACTCTTGTCATTTATAGTATTGGTGAAGAGATTATTAATGATCTTATATTAGCACAAAAAAGTGCACTCATATTTGATGCTTACTATGATAAACTCAAGACATTGGGTGGCAAACTATTGCACTTGAACTCTTGGTATGGTACAATTAATCCTAAGTTATGGGATCAACCTAAACCTAAATCTAAAAAGCAAAAGAAATGAACCAAGACGAATTCAAAGCAAGAGAAGTATGTATGACTTCCTTGTCTCACAACAGCATTCAAATTGACAGCAAAGCATATACTTTTTGTCAGAAAGCAATTGATGTAGGTGACATCAAATGGGATACTTCTGAAGAAGATATCACATCCATGTATGGATACTACAACGACAAAGGTTTCATTTAATTTATGGTAAAACTTATTAGTATTACTCCTGATGCTGAAAAGACAATGGGGTTCATCGCTAGGGTATCTAACCCTAAGAACCAAGAGAACCCAGAAGTATCAGGACTTTTGAAGTATTGTATTAAGCATGGGCATTGGTCTGTGTTTGAGCAAGCACATATGACTCTAGAAATTGAGACAACTAGAGGTCTAGGTGCACAGATCTTAAGACATAGATCTTTTACATTCCAAGAATTTAGTCAAAGATATGCTGACACTAACTTGTTAGGTAGCATACCTATACCAGATTTAAGGAGACAAGACAAAACTAATCGCCAAAATTCTATCAATGATATCCCCAAGAATCAGAAAGAGAATCTCCAAAAGAACATTGCTCGTTACTTCGCTGAAGGAATTGATCTTTATAATGAACTCATCCGTGAGGGCATTGCGAAGGAATGTGCGAGGTTTGTTCTCCCGTTAGCAACACCAACCAAGATTTATATGACAGGTAGTATACGTTCTTGGATTCACTACATAGATTTACGTTCTGCACATGGTACTCAGAAAGAGCACATGGATATAGTAGAAGAATGTAGATCAGTATTTAAAGAACAGTTACCTGTAGTATCGGAGGCATTATCATGGTAGAGGACTTTGCTGCACAAATAAAACTGGGAACAAAGAAATCCCATTCAATGGCAGAGAATACATCCTTTGTTACATCGTTCCTGAGAGGGGTTGTGAGCGAGGAAAGTTATCGAACCTTAGTATCTAACCTTTACTTCGTTTACACTGCCTTAGAGGACGTTGCAGAGCACTTAAAAGACAACGATGAAGTAAGTCCAATATTGTTTGATGAACTAAAACGTCATAAAGCATTAGCAAAAGATTTAGATTACTTTTATGGAGAAGGGTGGCATGAAAACATATATCCTAGTGATGCTACCAAAAGATATATTGATAGGATAAGAGAGGTAGGTCGTCAAGAACCATACCTATTCATAGGACACCATTATACTAGATACATGGGTGATCTATCTGGTGGTCAGATATTAAAAGGGATTGCAAAGAAGTCATTGAAATTAGGTGATGAAGCGTTTAATTTCTATGAGTTCAAAGATATATACAATCCAGTTGACTTTAAAAATAACTATAGAGGTACATTAAATTGTTTGCCCTTGACACAAACGCAAGTTGATGGGATAATAACAGAAGCAAACTATGCTTTCCGATTAAACATGTATATGTTTGAGGAGTTAGCAGGTAGTGCACCCAAAACTATGCTTCAAATCATAGGAACTTTAGTCGGTGAGTTTATTGCCGAGATGATTGTATCTAAGAGGTTTAGGTAATGCCAACTTACGAATTTAGAAATAAGGAGACAGGAGAGATCACCGAAGAAAGGATGTCCTTTACTGTCCTCGATAAATATAAGGAGGATAACCCTCACTTAGAACAGTATCATTCCACTTATCCTGGTTTGGTTGCTGATGCTCATGTAAGAGACAAGAGACCAGATGGTTTCAAAGATGTTCTTAAGAGTATTAAGAAAGCAAATCCTGGTTCAACTATCGACACCAATTTCACTAGCAACATTTAAATGCCACGTAGAAAGAAAACTTCTGATTTTGATTTCGTAAACAGTTCCCCTAAAAAGATGAGACGAAAGAAACCTATCAATACAGAACAACTAACTGACATTCAACCTCTGACCGACAATCAGAAGTTAGTTTTTGATGCTTACGAAAACAATAAGAACCTATTCTTATATGGTTGTGCAGGTACAGGTAAAACATTCATTGCAATGTACCTAGCATTAAAAGAGATTCTATCTAACAAGACAGCGTACGAGAAACTTTATGTAGTACGTTCACTTGTACCAACCAGAGAGATTGGATTCTTACCAGGTGATCACGAGGATAAAGCACATCTATATCAAATACCTTATCAGAATATGGTAAAGTATATGTTCAAGATGCCTGATGATCCTGCATTTGAAATGCTTTATGATAATCTAAAAGCACAAGAAACAATTTCATTCTGGAGTACATCTTTCTTACGTGGTACTACTTTAGACAATGCTATAGTACTTGTCGATGAGTGCCAGAATTTAAACTTCCATGAGTTAGATTCAATTATGACTCGTGTTGGTAATGATTCTAAAATTATCTTTGCTGGTGACATAGCACAGACAGATTTAGTAAAGACAAATGAAAAGAATGGTATCCTTGACTTCATGAAGATACTTGAGATCATGGATGAGTTCGCTAACATTGAGTTTGATGTCAACGATATTGTTAGAAGTGGTTTAATTAGAAACTACATCATTACTAAATTACAAATAGGTCTTTAATGTTTAATCATGTTATTATGGAGATGTCTCTTGAAGACATCTGTGCAAGAAATGTAGGAG